CTTTTGATGCCGCCATGTGCTCTTTTCGCCGTTGCTTCTCTTCTTTTGGTATTGTTCTCCGCAAAAGTAGAACCAAACCTACAATACAAAAAATAATTGCTGGAAATATCGGCTCCATATTTCCGGCGGGAATCTCCACCACAGCCACCAGGATCGCGATGCTAATCATCATCCCGCCAATTATTTTCCGCACCATATTGACCACCTCACTAAAATTTATTGTTTCATTATAGAGGGGGCGTAACGATATTGTCAATGTTTCCGGCGCTGTTTCCGTTCAATTTCTTTCTGCTTCTTCTTTTCCCGCTCCACCCGGATTTCACAGGCCCCAATAATAAAGACCCGTTCTTTCCGGGGCAGGGCGTAAAATTGGGAAGGGGTCATGTGAAGTTCATGCAAACAGTAATAGCAGATTTGCGCTTCACCGTCCCCTTCCCTAATTAGTTTTTTACCTCGTCAACCTCGTCCTGAAGGGTTTTGTCAAACCCACACACCTCCTGAATTTTGGTCAGGTAGTCGGCATATTCGCCGGGGGTCAACATGGCCTTCAACAGCGCATCCCCGCCCATCACCTTGTAACTGTCCTGAAGTTCCTTGTCATTCAGGTTGGGGAATACCGTACAGGCCACGGCCAGCTTCCCAAGGTAGGCATCAGCATCAAGTTCCCGCTGGAACTGATTCTTCTTGCCGGGAACGGGAACCCGCTTGGTGCAAGCCTTACGCAAGGCTTCATCCTCGGTGCTGGAAATGGCCTTGATTTCCCATTCCATAGGCTTCTTGTCAGGGGACAGAAAGCGGTGGGAAGCCGCAAACTTGATGTTTTCCACGGGAAGGGCGTTTTCAGCCAAAAAAGCGGACAGTGTACCCATTTTTTCATTACTCCTTTTTGAAAGTTGATTTTCAAAGAAAAATCCCCGGCCCACTTTTTACATGGGCCGGGATTGCGGCTCTTACAGCATACCAAGCAACAGCTTGAATTCCTCCGGTATATCGAAATCTTCAAAGGTGAAGTCCATATCTTCATCCAAGTATTCCGCATCAGCGTCAAACTTGGCAAGAAGGCCCCCATCAATGTTGCAATCCTTCAGAATTACGGTCTGCCGCCCCACTCTGGAAGTGGGGTCAGAATTGGTGATCTGAATGTCAAAGTAGACATCCTCGCCGGTGTCCTTGTAACGCTTCATCAACGACCGGAAGATGGAAGTGTTGTAATGGAAAGTGGCGGAACCTGTACCCTTCCAGCCGGTGGCCTTGTTGCCCTTGCCGGTCTTGCCCAAAATGGGAACTTCCGTCTTGTTTTTCTCGAAATTGGCTTCAAGGGAAATGGCCTGCATGAAATTATACCGGTTCCCCTCAATGGTCACAAAACATTCCGCCAAGGAAGCGGAAATGGTGTCCTTTGCCGCCATCACAGTTGCCATAGCTTATTCACCCCTTTCTTACTGAACCCAAACGGTCATGTAAAGCTGGGCCATAGCGTTGACGGGGGTAACATAGTCGTTCACCGCAACCGCCTTCTTGGTGTCGCCCTGCTCCACCGTTACATTGTCACCGCTGAAATTTTCAATGGCCCGAATATCTTGAAGTTCTTTATGGTGCTTCACAATATCGTTCCACAGGCTGATCCGCCCCGCCGCATCATTGGGAACCTTGCCAAGATACTTCTTGGCGAACAGAACCGCAATATCATTGGCGATCTGATCCAGAACCCGGATCGTCTGATTGCTGGAAAAGTCAGCGGATTTTTCATCCGTTACGGAAATGAAGGTGTTCACATCCTCCAAAACCACCGTGGCCCCGTCAACGGTATGGAACATGAAGGAACCTTCCTTGATCCCGGCTTCAAGCTGGGTTTGGGTGTACTTGGTATCAACTTCATATTCCCCATCATAGGCCATATTGGTTGCGGTTTTGTTGACAGCAGTTCCCGCCACAACACCCGTAACCCAAGGGATCAGGGCCGGGGTGGGATCGGTGGTATCGGCCTTCAGGCCGTTCTTGACGCTCACAACGCCTTCATAGTCCGCAAGGTGGTTAGATACCACCACCTGGAACTTCTTGCCCACATCATCCCGCATCCGCTTACAGAAAGCAGAAAACAGGCCGGTGATAGTCGTATCAGCGGATGGGCAACCCATAGCGTTGAAGGTGTAGCTTTCCGCCTGATCAAGATACACCTGATAGGCGGCGTTCTCCACCGCTCCATCCTCTCCACCTGTCAGGGGGGTGGAAGCGGTCAGTTCCAAAGCCCCACTGGTGCTCCAGTTCAGGAAATCATTACCTACAAGATCAGTGATCTTGGCAACCCCTTCCTGATAATCTACCTTGACGGTGCCAAGGTAGGTGGACACATCGAACAGCGGGGCGGCTTCCGTGGCGTTTTCGTTGGCTTCCACCACCACACGAAGATCATTCCCACGGGTGCCGGGGTGCTTGGCCGTGGCGAACTTGTTTGTGGCCTTCTGCCCATCGGCGTTCAGGCGAAAGAAATGAACTGTCTTGGCGTGTTTGAAAATCTCCCGCATGGGCTTCAGCACATCTGCGGTGTAGTCATAGCCAAAGATTTTCAGGCTGTTTTTCAGGAAATCAGCCAATTCCACGGTGAACATTTCACCTTCAGGCCCCCAACTCATAGGAAGGGGCAGGGTAGCAATACCCCGATCAGACAAGGTGGCGCTTGCCTTGGCAACAGAAATGAAATTCATATATGCACCGGGCAAAACCTTGTTTTGGGTCAAAAAAGTACCACCACCAAGGGCCATCTTACTTCACCTTACCTTTCTTCATAAAATTTTGGATCAGGCCATCGACCTGATCCAAGGTATAATTCTCCCCATCCTTCAAAAGCTGGGTCAGAAGGTCACGCCTGTTGGCGTACCGCTTGAAGGTCAGGATATGTGACTTGCTGAAAGTGGCCGGGGCCGGTTTCGGCTCCATAACAGCTTCAACCCCAACAGTCACTTGGGTTTTTGTTCTTGCCATAGGCGATCATCCTTCCGTTGTCCCCACATCCACCGCCAAAGTTTCCATTGGCGTGTTGTCCGTGGGCTTGATCAGTGTCAGGTTGTAATTCACAAAAAAGTGAAGCACACCATCCACCACTTCATAATTCATTCCGGTTCCGTGGACAAGATCACCATTGGGAAGGGTGATGAACTCCAAGGCTTCCATCAGTTCCAAGGCCACAGTGAACATATCCCCGTTATCCGCCCCATCCCGTGGGAAATAGCGAATATCCAGCGGGTTCCGGTTGATGTACCGCCGCCCAATCAGCGGGGTCAGTTCCGGGTTCAAAACGGCCAGAAAAAAACAGGGCGGCTTGAACCCCTGCTTCACATCGTTCTGATAGAATTTGTACCGGATCCCAAAGGTGGCGTTCAGCTTCATGGAAACGCCTTTGATAATTTCATTCAGCATCCAAACACTCCTTCAGGAATTGATACAGCTTCCGTTCCAAAATGGCCGGGGCCTGTTGCTCCAATTCTTGGGTGGATATGGTCAGCATGAACCGCCCTTCCACCCACGGATTTTTCAGCACCATTCCGCCTTCTGCGTCTGGATCATATACGAACCGTTCACCCTCCCAATAGCCGGGGATGAACCGCCCCGGCTCTTGCCGGTGTCCATACTCCACATAGGACGCATAACGAAGATTATTGATCACGACCACAGTATAATGATCCCCGCGACGGCTCACGGGCATCACCACCCACGCATCCCGTAAGGTGCCATAAACCACAGGGGTTCTTTTCTTCACCTTGGAAAGCAAGCGCCCGGAAAGGTCTTTGGCGGCTTGGACGCAAAAGGCATCCAGTTCAACCTTGGACAACCGTTCCAGCTTCTTGTGAAGGTCTTTCAACTGTTGAAAATCCGTATTTCCCCATCTTGCCATCAGGCATACCCCTTAAATTCCGTCAAGAAAATTTCTTGGTGGTTGGTGAACACCCCGGCAATCCCGGATTTTGTAAAAGTGAACTCCCGTTCAAGGTTGTTGAACCGCTTCACAACGATTTTACAACCGGGGGGAATCTCCACATCCGGGGTCAGGAACAGCTTCACGGCTTGGGCGGCAATTGGGACTTCATCCCCGCTGTTAGCGGTTAGGGTTTCAAAAGACAGCTTGCAGGGCTGATCTTCAAGAAGCGGCTTTTCCTCGAAATCAGTCAGGTGGGTGGCGGGATCGGTGGTTTCCTCTTGGATATACACCCAACACCGATCCCGCCACATCCGTTCAAGGGCTTTCCGGTGAGTCATTACCACACCATCTTCCTGTAACGGTAGATTTCACCAACCCGCCCATTGATCAGAAAATCAATCAGGCTGTCCAACCGCTGTTCTGGAGTGTAACTCCCATCCCCAACGGAAAAAACCGTGTTGGTGTCCCCTTCCTGAATCTGTTTGATTGCCGCTTCTTCCAGTTCAAACCCTTCCAACTGCCCGGAACCTTTCATCATAGACAGAAATTCACCCGCCGCCATCTGAACGGCAAGCCCAACCAACCCTTCAGGAACTTCCTGAAGGTTGGTCAGGTTTTTAATCCGCCACTGAACCTGATTGATCACCAAATCCAACAGCGGATTTTCAGCGGCCCCCGCCACGCCAAGGGCCGCAAGCAAAGTTACAACATCTTCCCGCAACGGGGATCACCGCCTTTCCATTAAGCGGCGGTAATCTCGAACCAACCGCTGGTTTTGGGGTTGTCGCCTTCAGCGGGTTCCACCTTCACATAGCCCACACCGGAAGCCTTGTAATAGGTCTTTCCTTCCGTTACGGCGGTGTCGGTGGTGGCCTTGGCGGAACCGGTGACGATCATAACCGCCTTGGCTTCATTGGTCATGGCCGCAAGGTAATACTTGCGGGAATAGACGGTGGAACGGCGGATATTGCCTTCACGCTCCTGTTCCACTTCCGTTCCCTTTTTGTTGAACACGGTCACGGCTTCCTTGGTGGCAATAACCACCTTGCCCTTGGCGGCATCCTTCTTGGTGTAGATGTTGATACCGCCCACGGTGCCAACATAACCCTGTTTGGCAAAGGCTTCCACATATTTCAGATCGTCCTTCAGGGCTTTCCGAAGCGCCGCCATATCAGCAGGATTGACGAAGCCGAAAATGGTCACGCCTTCCAGATTTTCAAGGTTCAGCATGGCAGAACCATCCACGAAGGCATCAAACCCAAGGGCCGTGGTTACAACGGTCAGGGTGGCTTCATTGAAGGCGGCGTAAATATCGGCGTTGACGGTGTTGAACAGATCGGTTCCAGCGTGGCGGGTTCCGGTGGTGATCACCATAGGATCAGTCATGGCTTCCTCGTCATAATACTGGAAACGGTTCTGCGCCAGAAGAATCCGGTATTCCTTTTCGGTGTAACCGGCTTCAATGGTCTTGGTGTTGCCCACGCCCATCTTCAGCTTCTCGGTGCCATCGGTGGCCTTGTACTTGTGAATCTTGCGAACCATGCCAGCGGTGCCGGTCAGGGCATTGTCCACGGTGCAGAAGGACAGAAGATCAAGGTGGGAATTGTACTGATCTTCAATTTCGTTGGACAGGAAAAAGTTGTCATACAGCGTATTAGGCATTACTCGTTACCTCCATAAAGTTGTTTGTATTCGTCAGGATGATTGACGGAGAAATCCAAGCGTTCAGTGGGGGAAAGCGCCCGGAACTTTTCAAGGGTCATTCCAGCGGGATCACCAGCGGGATCACCCTTTTCACCGGGCTTTGCCCCTTTGAACTTCTTTTCCGGGGCTTTGTCGAAAAGAAAAGCCGTGTCCTTGCCCTCCAACAGCTTCTTCACTTCATCATCCAGCCCCTTCACCGTTCCATCCTCGGCGATTTCAGCCTTGCTGATAAAGTCAGCCATCAGCGCCCGAACAGCGGTGTTGTTCTTGGCCTTGGCGGTAGTCAGGGCCATTTCCACGGCGCTTTCAATCCGCTGGGCCTTCATTTCCGCTTCATGCTTTTTCTTTTGCTCGGCGTTGTCGGCCTGAAGATGGGTGATCTGATCCTGAAGGGCTTTGGTGTCACCGGAAGCCTGTTTCAGCGTTTCAAGCTGGGCATCCCGTTCCGTGATCGTGGCCTTGGCCTTGGTCAATTCGGTGTTTACCTCATTGAACCGGGCCTTGGTAACAAAGGAACCGTTCAGGCCCTCCATTACCTTTGCGGCCTGTTCTTCAGTCAGGCCCCATTCCAACAGCTTTTCTTTGGTCATTTAGTATTCATCCTTTCTGGTTTTCCTTTTTTACCGTGGGTCAGGAACCACGATTTTGAACCGTTTGCTTTACCGCCCACACGGTTCCAACAGGCGAAAATGGTATGAAAAAAGCATCACGCTAAACATGCGCGATGCTCTAATCATTGTATTGTTCAAACTGTATACCGTGATCGTCAGGATATGGCTTATTATGAATAATTTTTTCTGACAAAAGGATTTCTTTAGGAATCCCATCAGGAAACGCCTTGCAACGAATCTTACCTTTTATCCTTCCCTGAAAATGTGTACAATCAAAGCAAGCAGAAAGGACCCCGAATTGTGGATCCCACCACCAGCGCGGATCACTATAAGGAACTGGAAAGCGTTTTTTCATTAAACCTCCTCCATGAAAACAGTATTCTTTTCAACTTTAACTACTCGAAATTTTGTATTTCTGGGGAACAAAATCTCATATTCTCCTGGATTATATTTCCGTATATCCCGCCCCGTCTTACTATAGATAGCCATTTGAATGTCCATCGATTCATCAAATATTTTTGTTCCAGAAGATGTATATGCCGGATATGTCATTTCTGTCCCAACCATATGCATCTCCCAAAATTCATCAATGTCTACTATCATATCACTGCAAATTGAGCGATAGACCGTTCCCTCATAAACAGGCATCTTTTTCAGTGCAGAATCAAGGGCATCCGCCATTGCCCGTTGTTCCTTAGTTAATGGGTCTCCATTCCTTAACGGCGCATTGATTTTATAGCTTCCACTACTGATGTATTCGTTAAGAGCCCATTGTTCTGCTTCTGTAAACTTTAATATAGCATCTACGAAGACGGGTGTCAAACCGTCCTTGGCTCCACCGTCCACAAAGGCCGCTTTCCACGCCTGATAATTCATGTTGGCCGGGACATAGTAAACTTCCCCATCAGCGTTCCGGGCGGCTCTTTCCCCGTCCATATCGTCATAATAGGGGCAAGTGGTTCCCCGGCAATTACTTGATAAAAACCCATTGCAGAGGTATAATGTGGATTGAGAGGAGATGTCATAAACATGGCCGGTAAAAAATCGTCTATTAACCCCGATGATGTTATCAAGCTCTATAACTCCGGGAAAAGCGTTGCAGAAATCACAAATATCTTTGGCTGTACCCGGAAGCCCGTTGTTCGCATTCTGAACGAAGCCGGAATCCCGATCAGGCAGCCCAACGCCAGAAAAGAACTCCCCATGGATGAAATTATCGCCTTGTATATTTCCGGCAACAGCGTCAATGAAATTGCCAGACGGTTTTCCGTTGCTAAAACGGTCATTAAGCGCCGTTTGCTGGATGCGGGTGTTGTAATGAGATCCTCTGCGGAAGCTAACCAATTGATGATGTGTAATCGAACCCGTGAGGAGAATGTCAGCAACGTTCAAGCCGCCCATAACGCCATCAGAGGTAAGACCTATACCCACAAGGAACTGTGCCAAAGAGCAATTTCCAGAGAGCGCACCTTCACCCAATTCAGAAGCCCTTATGAGCGGCAAATCGCTGAAGAACTTACCAACAGAGGAGTCAAGTTTATTCCGCAAAAGGCTGTTGATAAATATAACATTGACTTTGCCATTTTCGATAGCATCGCCCTTGAGGTCTTTGGCGGTGGTTGGCACGCTTACGGGCGACATGGTGCCAGATTTGAGGAACGAAGTAAAAAGCTGTTCAACAGTGGGTATACAATCGTCATGTGCTGGGTCGGATTCAACTATGAGTTCATCCCATCCGCGATAGTAGATTACTTGATCTCCCTGAATAAGATTCTTGGCTCTAACCCATCCACAAGATGTAAGCATTATATGATTCGGGGTGACGCTCAATCTTCTGCCATTGGCAGTAGTGAACTCAATTATCTCACCTGAATAATCACTTTGCAGGATAGCTTCTCCATCTGGGGAAGCTATCCTTGTTTCTGGTAAAACGCAATTCGGGTGGAAAGGTGGAACGGTCACACCGGGTTCGTATTGGGCCAGCGGGATCACCGTTCCATCAAGGCCCCCGCAAACCGAACAAGTACGGGAATCCAGCGTTTCAAGGATTTCAATTTTTTCAATATCCAAATCCTTGTATGCTTCCTTGGTGGCTTGGGCGTTGAAATAACTGGTCTCCGTATGAACCAACCGCCTTGCCTTATACCGGGAAACCCCAAACTGCTTTTGAATGGCCTGAATGGTCTTTTCCCGGGAGTCCCCCCGCAACATTCCTTGAACCAGATTTTTATGAACGCTGTCAACCAATTCCGCCTTGTTCACCCAGCAGCGATCCCGAAAAGTACGCCCGTCAGTTGTCCACGGCTTTGAAATTAAGGTTTCAAGTTTCTGTTGGTTTAGGGCGGTCATATCCCACCCAAGCCCAATGCCTTTCTGAATCTCAAAGGCCGTGTGGGTGTAGCCGTTCCCCACCACTTTCTTCAGCAGGGAATCCATTTCATCCACCTGGTTCCCATACAGAAGTTCAAGCTGTTGCTGAATCTCCATCTGAACAGCTTCCAGCCGGGAAACATGAACCTTGGCAGACGCATTTTCAAGGCGTTTCAGCCAAGTGGGATCCAAACCGGCCTTTTCCCCGGCCTGAATGTACTGATCCACCGTCCAGCGGAATTCTTCAAGCTGCCCGGTGGTCAAGAGCTTCCGGGCATCGGCAAGGCTGATCTGATTGTTCACCGCAAAGCGGCCATACCACGCTTCAATTTCCTTCTGAACAGACCGCCCAGCTTCCAAATACATCTGTTCAATAGCCTGAATGGATTGTTCCGATTGCTTGAAGGCAGTATCTTCCAGAATGGAAAACCGGCCCCGCCAATAATCCGCATTTTTCACAGGGCCAGCCCCTTTCTAAAAAATAGTAAAAGAAAAGCACCCTTTTCAGGTGCTTTTCTTAATCAGTAAAGTTGTTTTTCTGCCTGTTTTCTTGCGGCAACTGCTTCCTCCAATGTGTCAAAACTTCCAAGAACCCGCCGCTTGCCTTCTTTGGAAATGTAGGCTGTATATTTCCCAGTATCTTTCCTCAAACTCACACCAACCACGCCAGAA